AATCACCACCATTATTCTTATCCCACCTCACCCAAACATCATATCCTAATGCTTCTCTAATAAGAACAGTCCCCTTTTTAATTTGAACTGGGCTCCAAACAACAGCACTTACATCACCACTTTTAGTATGATGAATTGTTCCAGAGACATATGTATAATTTGGCTGAACCAAAAATATAGGAGACCAATGTGAGGTTCTGTTTTTATCTTCTGATATAATCCTATACCTTACTTCATATCCCTCTGTTACAGAATTAATGGCAGGAAGTTTATTTTCAAAGATCCTGGCCTTTTTAATTATCTCACTAGCCATTATGAAACACCTATTGAAAACCTAAACTCAATGTAATTACTTGTATTGGGAGATTTAATTATGCTTGAAGATGTTGAGTTCTTAATAACAGAATATCCAGTTAGTCCGTACAAAGGATTAGAAGTTGATACATTCTCTAGTCTCATTGCATCTAAAGCAATATAGTAGTCATCTGATGGTGTTGAACCTACAATAGCAGTTGCATATATCTTTACAACAGTTACGGCATCCCACGTAAAGTTTGAACTTATATATAGGTTTTGTAGTTGTTTAGATATAACAAAGTATCTATTTGTATCAAAATCATATTGTCCTGATCCAGTTCCATTAACTAACTCTGCTTCAAATCGTGCAAATGCTTCTGGGTTTGATGAATCTGTAGATGCAAAATCTACCAAAATTCTAACCTTATCTGGAGAGGAAGCATTTTGTAAAGTTTCTGATGCCCCGTCTTTATTTATAATTGAAAACGCAAACCGCAACTCATCTATTGGAGAGTTTTTACTAAAGTCAACATTTGGACCAGTAAGATGTATATGATTAGATCCACTACCAATAACAAAGTGTCCCTGTGTTGGTCCAGGAGTAGAACTAACTGTTAGATTAGCATCGTCACCTCTAACCATAATTACATTGTTAAAAAATCTAGGTCTTTCATATCTTTCTGCTCTTGATGTTTTATAAAATATAGGGTTATCTGCATTTGTTTGAAACACTTTATTTGTAGTTGCAATAACATTATTGTCGTCTGGAGCATCAAGAGATTCTGAAATTGTAGGTATTGCAGTTGCTTCAGTGTTTGTATGATAGTTCCAGTTTTCTGTTTGTGTAAATGCAAAAACTGTTTTGCTATCATAGGCACCTGCTGCTGAGTTGGCACCTGCAGAATATAGTCCAACCTCTGTAATTTCGTATCTTTCTTCTGTAGGCATTTCTGCAGTTAATACAATTTTCTCAACGCCATCCTCATTAATAAAACCCCTAGAAGAAATTGGAACTCTAAACATCTCAAAATCTAAGTTTTGTTTATTTGAATAGTCTTCTGTTGGGCTAGATAGACTTAATGGTTGCTTTCCACAGCCAACAGCAATATATGAGGCATAGGCTGGTGCCTGTCCCAATAAGTATTTACCAATAATAGATTTACCAGTATTAGTAATCATGATTCGCCTCCAACTAAATACCCCTCATATATTGTACCATTAACCACAATTTGAATCTCAATTTGCTCATCAGGATTAAGATTAACAGCCTCAACAACAATATCGCCTGTTTGAGTATCTGAATAAACATAACTTTGATTAGGTCCAGTAGGGAACCTAGGAACTTTTTGATCTAATTTAATAGGAAAATTATTAAAATATTGATTTGATGTTGATTGTAATCCTAAAATATTATTTGGATTATACTGTTGTTCAATGTTAGATAAGTTTTTAATTAGTTGATAAGATATTTGTTGTCCATTGACAATATCATTTCTAGCAACATTAATTAGTTCGTGCCCACCAATATTTTCAAAAACCAAGTCTGTCATTAATTCAATAGGAACTGCGTCATCATCAAAAAGTATATTATCTGGAATAGAGGTTTTAACTGGAGATGAAAGTTCTGAAGATAAAGCACTAATGCTAGAGTTAAGTGGGGTTTGGGGTGTAGGATTAACAGTAGACATTTTATATCTCGCTCACATATATCTTCATGTTTGGACCTTCTGGGGTTCTTGAATATTCTGTATTATATACAACAAACCTAGATGTATCAGAAGCAACTAAGTTTAATCCACTTCCATCTTTATAATTAATTGTCACAATATCTCCTAATTGAATTGTTGGAATGCTAAAAATATCTAAACCAATAGATTTTTTAGGCTTCATTAATTTATTAATAATCCAGCCCATCAACTGCTCTGCATCGTCCTGTGTTTGTATATATGGGCTATCTATTGAAAATTCATTTTTTCCATATATCATTCTGCTTTGCCTAATTTCATCATACTTTGCACGCTCTACAACTGGAGACACTAAGACTTCATTACCCTTAAGTTCTGGATCTGCAAAGTTGCTTCGTTTCTTAAAGTATTCATCAACACTTAATTCATGAGTTGTATCTTGTGTAAATGTAATACCCTGGATTCTTAAAAAGTTTCCAGTTGTTTCATCAAGTGATAAGGCTTTATCTGTTGCATTAAATATTAAAAATTCTGCACCATAAGAATCTGCTTGGAATCCTGAAGTTGTATAACCTTTAATTCTATTAAAGGTTGGAGATAGTCTTGCATATAATGCTGGGTATGCACGATCATATCGAATATCAAAGTAAGCACACTCTCTCATTATTGTTCCAAATTCATCAAAATACATATTATATTTTGGTGATTGCTGAGCACTAATTCCAGATAAGTAGGTGGACTGTACTACTCCACTTATTGCATATTTTCTAAAAGACTCATTAAGATTAATGCCATCATCGCCAAATGCTTCGGATAACTTTTCTACTGCGCTTGAAACCGTATTTTGAGAGTAGTTAGATGCAAGGGCATAAACATTTTCAAACATGCATCTTGATGATCCACGAGTAAATAATGCTATATTGTTATATATTGGAAGTGGATTTGTATCATCTACTACCTGAATTAATTTATTGTTAACATATAGATAAAATTTTCTAATTTTTCCAATGTCTTGATACTCTACAGATAAGTCATATACAGTCGGATTCTCTTCACCTGAAACTCTGTATTGACCAGTAAATCTTCCATCATCCACTAAAATATTAGTTAGTCCACCCCAAAGTTTTACTGGAATAGCATCTGCCTCATCCGTGCTTCCTTCTTTTTTCATAACTTTATAAAAAATAATATTATTAACTAACTGACCATTAGAGTAAGACTCAATATTATTTTCAGTTAGTGCAATAATTTCAAAATAATATCCATTATTGGTTTCTGGATTAAGCAAAACTGCTAGTCCGCCAGATCCACCACCTATATTGATACTTTGGTTAGATAACGATCCAGTTACCTGATAGTATGATGAACTACCTATTGGTGTTTGTGATCTAGCAATATTGTTTTCAATTTTACCAATAACTCTAAGTCTGGTTCCAAAATGCTTATATGCATTATCCAGTTCTTTATAAACATATGAAATAAAGTTAGTTGGAACTTCTGTTGTTTTAAAAGATGGACCATTAACTATTAATGCAGAAGACTGCACTGTTCCTGATTGTGTTGACTTTAAACTATTAACAAAAGTTTCTGTTAGATAGTTAGTTGCCATAAAGTTTTTGATAACACCATTTCTAGTAGTTTGTTTAGCCAAAGAATCATTTTTGCCAGATGTACCTATAGTTAGCCCTAAAGATTTTGCTTCCGCCTGAATATCTTGTGTAGGTGATAAATTAAATAAATACTTAGAGTTCATATTGCATCCACGGACATAATTATTATCAGACCAATATGAATTAACTCCAGCAGAATGACTTGTAATGTTTGTACCAAACTGACCACGACCATGTGACTCGACTACACCATTTTTCATTCTAGTTACTCCAGAAATAGTTTCGTAGTATGGTGTTGCAAAAATTCTTACAAGACCTGTTGGATATATTTTTCCATTAAATGGAAGTGATGCAAAGTACTTTTGATACTCCTGATTGTTTGAAATCCATACATTGCTACTTCCCTGTCTATGGGAATTTCTCCAACTTCTAATTTCTGATTCAGAAGTAATATTAGATGGTGCTAATTTTCCTGGAAGAACTATCTGTGGCTTTGTATCGTCTAAAGAACCATCAGACTTTATTGGGTACCAAATTGGAAGAGTAACATTAAACTGTGCTGCATCATACCTTATTACTTCCCCATTAGCATAAAAATAACCACTATATCTAGTAAGCCAATATACGTTTTCTCCAAGATCAATTATATTATTAATTAAAGTATTATTAACCACCGTAGGAGCAACACCTGGTATATCAGAGTTAATAGGCATAGCGCCTAGAACATAACTTCCCTGCTTTGATGCAATCTCATTTATTGTTTTTGTATTTTCTGTTCCTGCAACTTCCCATAAAAGAGAGGGCTTATATATCCAAGTTTTATCCTGGTCAATCATTGTTGATTGTCTTAGAGAACCGTACGATCTTTGAATATACCTTGCAGTATAATTAATCTTTCCATCATTAAAAACTTTTTTATCTTCTGACGCTATTGCAAAAATATTAGATAGTTGTGAATAGTTTGCAAGTCCATTACCACTATCAAAACTTTCAACAACATCTGTTCCATTTAAAACCATATCTGTCGATCTTTGTTCTGCGGTTGGCATCATATAGTTTTTGCTCATAACAATAAAGTTATTGTATTCGTCAAAGAACATAGCACTTTGAGTAGCAACTGCTAATTGGTTTAGTACCTCAGCAACATTTTGATCTGGTGCTACAAAAAAATATGGAATGATTGGATCAGATTCTCCATTAATACGTTTAAAGGAATAATTGCTAAATCCAATATAATCTAGCAAAAGTGTTATTGCATAACTAAGAGATGTTTGTGTGGTTAATATTCTTGGAGCA